GCCTGGCCGCTATGGCGTCCAGGTCGTAGCGGAGGGTGGGTGCTGGCGGTGCAGCGTCGTTCAGGTCAATCAAGGATCACCAATCCCCATTCCGCCCGCGTGATCGCGGTGTAGAGCCATCGGTTGCGATCCGCGGCCGTGCGACTGAGGCCATCGTCAAACACCACGACGGTGGGGAACTGGCTGCCCTGGGCCTTGTGGCAGGTGATGGCGTAACCCCAGCTGCTCTCGATCAGGCCGCGCATCTCGCGGTAATCGCGCGTCAGGCGTTCCCGGTCGTAGTGGACGTGGTCGTCATAGTGCCCCTTGTAGAAGCGGTGCCGGCCGGAGATGGCGACGCCATCCTCGGTGGTGACAGTGGCCGAGAAGGCCAGCTCGCTTTCGTCCCGAATATCCGCCAGCGATAGGAACATCCCATTGACCAGTCCGAGGTCGTGGCGGTTCTTCAGGCAGATCAGCTTCTCGTCCTGGCCGACGGGATAGGGCGCAGGGAAACCTGCTGCCTGTTTGATCTGGCTGTTGAGCCAGCGCCGGGTGTCGTTGCGGCCGCAGATAACCTGGCCGCCGCGCAGCATCTGCTCGGGCCTGACCGCATTGCGCGGCAGCTTCCAGACATGCGCGTCATGCTCGCCGGGCGGGATATCGATGCCCTGCCGCGCCATGGTGGCGAGACGGATGATGGCGCTCTCACCGGCCTGGCGGTGGATCTCGGTCAACATGATGTCGGGCACCACCTCGGTAAAGGCGCCGGTGCCCTTGATGGGTGGCAGCTGGCCGGGATCGCCCAGCACCAGGATGGGTTTGCCGAAGGCCAGCAGGTCGGCTGCCATCTCGGGCCCGACCATCGACACCTCGTCGAGCACGATGAGGTCGGCGTCGCGCACCAACGACTGCTCGTTCAGCAGGAAGGTGGGCTTGTGGATATCGGCGAGGCGCAGCTGCAGCTTACTGATCTGCATTTCCGCGAAGGCACGCTCGGCGAGACCCATGCGCCCGAGGCCACGCTGAAGGTCGCGAAGATCGCGCTCGACACGGTCGATTTCCTCGGGCGTCGCCTCGGAGACGCGATAGATCAGGGAGTGGATGGTAGAGGCGGGCGTGCCCTTGCGGGTCATCACCAGCGCCGCCTTGCCGGTGAAGGCGGCAAAGAGAATGCGGCGGCGGGACGCCTCATCCTCGTCGTCACTGGCCGTCACGTCGATACCGAGCGCCTGGACGGCGTGGGTGATGACGGTGCTCTTGCCGCTGCCGGCAAAGCCAAAGAGACGAAACACCTGTTGCTGGTGTGTGCGGTTCTGGAACCAATCCACGATGGCGCGGATGGCGTCCGCCTGCTGCGGCGATGGCGTGAAGCTCATGCGGCGCTACCGACATCAACGCGGTAATCCTTGACCACGCCACCGCGGGTTTGGTCGCCGACTTCGCATTCCCGAACGAAAACGCGCTGCTCGTTGCTGAGCGAGCGCCAGTGGCCGCGACGGACGTGCCAGCGTGGCGAGGCATGAGAGCCGCAATGTGGTCCCAGGGCCTTCGCGATCAGGGCCGACCGAATGTCAGCGACGCGGTACGTCCAGCCGCGCACGCCTGCCTTTGCGAAGGGTGTCCGGCGCAGCCGGGATAGCTGTTGTTCTATGAGCAGCCCCGGTACCGACAGGACGCCAAGTGCGCGCCAAACCATCGAGGACGCGACTTCAATGTGCATCTGCTGCTGCGTCGGGTCTTCCATCTGGGGATGCGCGAAAGCTTTTGCCGAGCCGTCTGGCAGGAACTCGACGTGGGAGAGCACATCTCCCCAACGCCGCTGCTCCGGATCAAAACGAAAGAGAAAGCTCTCGACGCCGGTTCCGATCTCTCGTGCGTAGCTAGCCAGGCAGGCGCCTGGATACTCCTGCTCAGGCAGCTCGAACATGCAGTGCGGGTGCGGCAGCTTCAGGACGCTTGGCAGATTCCTAATCGCATGCTGTTCGATATCATCGGCATTGAACCGCTCCTGATCCGGGAAGATGTAGATCGGGGCAGCCGCCGCATCATGAGCAATGATGGGACGCCAGAAGCGACGCTCGTGTTGAAGAATGTGACGCTTCAGGCTGAACCCGAAAGGCGTCGCGCGTGACGAGGTGGTGTGCGTCATTGGGCATTCTCCCAGCAACGGGTTGCGTAAGGACAGAAGCGGCAAAGGTAGAAATCGGAGTGCGCCGCGATGCGCGGCGGCAGATCGCCCGCGTCAGCAGCGCGGAGAATGTCCACGGCGCGATCGGATAGGCGCTGCGCCTCAGCGGCATCGAAGGGCACCGCTTCGTGGTGCAGTGCCAGCGTGTCGCGGTTCAGCGCGGTGAGCAGCGCCACCTCCAGTTCGAAATAGGCCATGTAGAGCTGCACTTGCGCGAAATAGACTGGCTTGGACTGGCGCAGGCCATGCTTAACCAGGTCGTTCCAAGACTTCTGACCGAGAGCTTTGTGTTCAAAAAGTGCAGGCCAGCGGATGCCAACATCGGGGCCGGCGACGATGACACCATCTGCATGGCCACGCAGCTTTCCGCCCGCGGCGGCAAAGCCGAACTGCTCACCATCAGCGCCGCGGTCACGAAGGTCGAAGCCGGCCTGCCGGAGCCAGCGGATGGAGAGCGTCTCGAACTGGTGCCCGGCATCGAAGATGCGCAGGATGCCGCCGTCGAAGTCCCGACCAGCATCCTTCGGTGCATGGGCTACTTCGTAGACCAGCTTGCGGGAGCAGGCTTCGCCGACGCGGCTGCCACCCAGATAGTCACGCGGGCGCTGCCTTTGGTTGCGCGCGACCAGCGCGGCATCGACATGCGCGTTGATGCGCGCGGTGGTGTCGATGCCGGCGTGCGCGGCGCGTCCATAGACCAGGCCGGATTGGTGGTTGAGGTCTATCATGTGGCGCTGTCCGTCCGCCGCCGCTCTCCGCCATTCGGCATGGGCCCGCGATAGGGCGTGATCATTACGCGCCCCTCGCTACTGGCCAGCACACCAGGCAGGCTGGGAACATCGCGCCAGGTTTCTCCGGTGGCCATGGCACAGCTCCCTAAAACAAAAGGAATTGGGTCGTCGAGCGGATCCCGCTCGGCGGCCTGGCGCTGCATGGAGGCCTGGAAGCCGTCGACGCAGGCCTCGATGATCCGATCGATCTCCACGGCCGTGCGGTCGTGGAACGGCGCCATGAGGTTCATCTCGACCAGGACTTCGGCCAGGGGTCGGCGCGCGTCCTTCACCGCGCGCTCCTCCATCTGCGTTTTGTCGATCACGCCGTTTTTCCGTCCTGCCAGCGCGCTACCCGCCTCGAAGCAGGCCATTGAGCAGAAGCGGTGATGCGGAAACTCGCCCCAACGAAGCTGGTGGATGTAGCCAAAGCCCTTCGCCTCCCGCCCGCAGAGCACGCAGGTGAGACGACGAACCTGGTCCTCGGGCGAGCAGCCGCGCGGCGGTGGCAGGGGCTTGGCCGCAGCACGCGGCTGCGCCGGCCGCGTCCAGCGGTGACGAACCATCGGCGCATCACCCGTTCAGCCAGGACGGGCCGCCAGTGGCCGGTGCGGGCGGCGCTGCGGCAGGCGGCGCGGCAGGGCTGGCGGCGGGCGGGCGTTCCCACATGCGGGGTGCTGGAGCCGGCGGTGCGGCAGCGGCCGGGCCAGACCAGGCCGACGGCGTGGTGGTAGCCGCGGGCGCACGCGCCGGCCGATTGCTGGGCGAAGCCGCAACAGCGTCGCCCGCCATGACCCGCGTATATTCCGGCTCGCCAGGCAGCACGACGCGGTCGAGCCGGTTGCTGGCGGCATAGCGTGAATCGCTGGGCGGCTCGACGCAGACCTTCGCCGCGAAGGTGATGCCCGCCAGCTCCGACAGCCCGCGGAGCATGCGCTTGGCTTTCGCGGCCTCGCTCATATCCTGCGAGTCCAGGCCGAGCGCGCTGTCGATCATCGCGCGAAAGACCCCCTTGGAGATCTTCCAACCGATCGAGACACCATGCTCGTCCAGCTTGCCGCCAATGACGGTGAAGCTCTGCCAGAACTTCCTGCGGATGTGCGGGCCGGCCGAGACAGTGAATTCGCAGTCGAGCGACTTCACGTCGCTGTGCGCCGTCTTTGAGGGTTTCAGCAGGCCGCGATCCATCTCGCCTTGGCCGTCGTCGCCACCCTTGCGGATGGTCATTGTCACCTTCGCGAAACTGCCGTCCGGGATGAGGTCGGAGCCGCGCGGCAGTTCGGCATCGTTCATGTCATAGGTCATGGGCTTACCCCTGGTTGGTGCTGGTGGCGTTGATCTTGCGGAGGAGGGCGGCGAGGTCCGCGGGCTCGGTCTCATCGAGACGGCCGGAGCGATCCTTCGCGGGCAGCGCAAAGCTGTTGCCGGACTGGCAGACGAAGCGGCGCTCGGTTCCGCGCTCCGGGTCGTGGCGCCATTTCTCGGCCTCGCGGCTGAACAGCCCCATGGAGACAACCTGATCGACGATGCCGGGCAGTTCGCGGGCGGCCTTGCTGCCTTCCATCTGCGGCTGCCAGGTGACCTTCCCGAATTCGTCGGTCACCTTCTCCAGGATGCCGACCATGATCGTGGTCTTGCCCGGCGCGTGCTGCAGGTGCTTCAGCAGGCTGATGACTTCGCGGGCCAGCAAGCCATAGGCACCGCGGGTGTCGGGCTTACCGGTCTTGTCGGAGAAGGCCTCCGGCCGCGTCTTGGCCCAGGCCATCGCCTGGCGCGTCAGGTCGGTGATGCTGTCCAGGAACACGATCGACTTGCCGGCGATCAGCTGCACCAGATCGGGATGCGCGGTCGCCAGGTGCTGGTAGTGCGCGACGGAGAACACGCCGTGCTCGCCGGCTGCTGGGTTCACGCCGCCGATCAGGCAGGCAATGTCGATCGCGTCCTCGAAGCAGCGGACGGGAATGCTGTCGCCACGCCAGTCCTGCACCGACTTCAGGCCGGCCTCGAGATCGATGCAGATGGTCTCGGCCGCGGGAAGCGTCTTGAGCTGCGTGGTCTTGCCCACGCCGCTGGGACCGAACAGCGCCATGGTGGTTTTGTTGGCCGCGCGCGACAGGCGCTCGTCGGCTGTGACGATGCGGAGCGCCATCAGCGGCCTCCCTGCGTCGTGCGGATGCCGGGACCATGCGGGCTGTCGCGCAGCGCGGTCTCGGACAGGATGGCGAGGCGATAGGTGGCGCGGCCGGTGCGGACCGTGCGGGCCGGCTCGAACGCAGCGCGGATGCGATCCGGCCAGGCGGAGTAGGCCCGCTCCGAGACCTTGAAGCTGATCTCGACGTACTGGCTGGGATCCTCCCCGCCGGCGCGGATTTGCTCGGACAGCGCGGCGAGCCGCGTCTGGTCCCATTCCACCTTCTTCGGCAGATCGATCGCGATCTCCACGGCGCCATCCTGGAAGCGAACCGTGCCGGTGTCCTTGCCAGCGGCGGTACGGGCGCCGATGGCGCGCTGCTCGTAGCGGAGCGCGATCGAAGCCTCGATCCAGTCCTGCATGCGCTTGGCGGCATCCAGCGCCTCGCGCGCATCGGTCTGCAGCAGCGCGAGATGCTCAGCGGAAAGCGCGATGACGTCGCTCACCGGCATGTGGCGCAGCGCGTCGAGGGTGGGACGGTTGGTGCGATGCGCGTCCATCACGCGGCCTCCGCGAGCAGCAGCGGCAGGATGGACGAGGCGTATCGGCGCGGGCGGCGACGGGCCACGAGGATGTAGGCGTAGTCCTCATAGCCATGCCGCCGCTGCACGATGTCGGCCAGGCCGAGCTCGGCCAGCTTCCAGGCGCGAGCCGCCAGGCGCTGCAGCGCGGTGCGCTCCGGCTCGGGCAGGCACTGCAACTGCGGGCAGACCTGCCGGGCGAGCGCGCCGCGGTGATAGGTTATGCTGTCGCCGGGGGCCGCGGCGCCCAGCCAGGTGCAGAGCGACGCCTCGGTGAGAGGCGGCACCACTGCGCGGATGTCGGGGATGGGTTTGTCCATGACCACTATTACTCAGCCACCTCGAAATCCGTATCAGGCGGCAGAGGGGATGCCGGCGGCGAGCAGCCGCAGGCGCATTTCCCGGATGCGGCGATAGATGCGCATCCGTGGCATGGTCTTCTGCTCGCCGAATTCGTGCGGCGTGTGCTCGCTGAGGGCGGCACAGAGCGGATAGTCTTCGGGGGCAATCGCACTGGCCGCGCGCTCCAGGTCGAGGCGGCGCTCCAGCGCGGCGATGGCATCCGTGGATTGGCCGCAGCACGCGGCGTAGCCATCGGCCTCGCCGATTGTGTCGCCGAGCGTCAGCCCCTCGGTGTTCGGCAGCGCATCGTCGAGCGAGCGGGGATGACGGGCGGCGCGCTCAGCCGTGACGCGGCGAGCGATGCGGGTGCCGGCATGGCGAAAGCACACCATGGCAAAGGCGGGAAGGTCAGCTTTGCTCGGATCGAACGCCGGGAGCCGCGTGAGGAAATCCAGCAGGAGGTCCTGGCGCAGATCCTCCCGCTCGTGGTCGGGCAGATGCAGCGTGCGGCAGAGGCGCTTCGCCTCCTTCGCGGCCAGGCAATGAATCGGGGTGAGATCGGGAAGGCGGGGCGATTGCGCCATGGGCGGGTCCATCCATCGTGTTGCGATGACGGAACCTCGCGCCGATGGCCGGGGCGGGCCTCTCGGCTTCCTCTCGAAACCTCTCGGCTTCCTCTCGGCGGCTGGCGCCTACCTGATCAGCACCCGGATGGGCGGTGTCACAAGGCGATATCCGTGGCCTCGGACCGCGGCGATCAGCGTCGTGCCTGCGCTGCGCGGTAGACCGCGCGCCTTGCAGAGTGCGCCGCGGATGCTGCTGACGGCTTTATCCACCTGCTCGTCGCCCACAGGTGCATTGGCGTCGTCCCTACCCACGACCGCGCGGTACAGATCGTCGCGGGTCGCCGCGGCGCCGCCGTCATCGGCTTCACGCGCCAGGGCGTTCAGCACCCGCGCATGACGTGGCTCCAGCTGCAACGCCCGCCCGCCGAACGCGGCAGTGAGTGCCATCGGATTCACCTCGAGCACGTCAGGGTCGGACGTAACCGTGACCACCAGCAAGCGGTTCATATCCAGCCGCACCGGCCTGGCCGGCTCGCTCGCCATGAACGCTTCTTCGGGGGGCACGACATCGATGCCTCGCTCTTCGAGCGCGGCAATGTCGACGGCCGATTTGATGTTGG